AGATGGAGGCCGGCCTTGGAGTAGACCTGGATGCCCGCAAGGAAGGCGCCTGGCGTGCTCGGGTCGGAGGCATCGACGTAGACGCCCGACGTGATGGCTTGCCCGTCCGTTTCATCGAGGATGTCGAAGACGACGGCCTGTGACGCGACCGTGCCCGTCTCCCCGAGATCGAAGACGACGGCCTGCGAAGCCGTAGAGAAGCCGAGGATGTCGAAACTGACTGGCTGGACCGAAAGCGTGAACGGCGCCGTGATGTCGAAGACGACGGCCTGCGAGGCCCACGTTCCGCCGAGGTCGAAGACGACGAGCTGTTGCGTCGGGAGTCGGGGATTGTAAGCGATGCCCGTTCCCGAGGCGAGACCAGCGGATGCAGCCACGCTCGCAGCGGCAACTCCCGCGGCCCCTATCCCAGTCGTTGCGGCGATGACCGGCGCGATATACGTCGTGCCGCCAGAGGCGGTGCCCGTACCTGCCGCGATCTCAGCGTTGGCGGCACCACTACCCGTATCAATGGAGGCGTCCGAAGCGACACCGGTTCCGCCCGCAATCTCGGCGGGCGCGTACCGCATCGCCGTATCGTAGGCCGTGCCCGTGCCAGCGGCGAAGTCCGCAGCAGCGCTAGTTCCTGCCTCGGGTCCGACCAATCCACCAGCCGGCCCGACGAGCCCGCCGCTCGGGCCGACCTTCGCGGCGGCCATGGTCTAGAACGCCACACTCTCGCCGAACACCCGACCATTGAGCACGACGCCCGCCACACCGCCAGTGAACTTCACCCAGGTAGCTGCGGTAAAGTCGAGAGTCGCGCCGTTGGGATTGGTCGTCGTTTTCCGTTGCATGGTGTTCAGGGCCAATGTGCCAGCAGTAGCGTACCGAAGATCAAAGGTGTTAGAAGCGTGACGGTTCTGGATGACGATCCAATAGCCGCCCGGTGGTAGAACGACAGGAGCGCCGGAGGCTGTGATCGTGCGATTGCTCGCGCCGCTCGGTGTGAACGTCTCATCGGACGATGAAGCCGCGACACGGTTCAGAGTCGCACTGGCCACGTCCTGTTGGTAGAGATCCCAGCCCCATTTGCGCTCGGTGGCCGTGTTGCCATTACGGACCGTGACCGAGTCGAGGTTCATCCACGCTCGAAGATTCACAGGTATCGCCAGCGAACCACCATCGGCGGCAAGATTCTCGGCCGTGTTGACGGTCATCGTGGATGACAAACCCTCGGCATACGCAAAGGGTAGCCAACCCATCTTGCTGAGCTGGCTGAGGATGACCCGCTTGTCCGTGATCTGGTTCGCCGCGATGGTCGTGTCATTGGCTGGCACATAGACCATCGCTAGGCCGACATGGCCGGATGGCAGCGCGGGCGGCTTCGGATTGGCTGCCGCCGAGCCGGCCGTGACCGTCTTGGTTCCCGTATCGCTCGCACTGACGAGATCGATGCGCGGGTTCGTGCCGTCGGCCGCGGTGATCGTGCCGTTGCCCGACGTGACGGTCACGAGAGCGCCGGAGGCGATGCGGACGACGCCCGCCGCGATGGCCACGGTCATATCCGGGCTGCCCTGCGCCGTGACGTCGCAGCCCGATATGACGCCCACGCCATTGAGACCGGCCGTCAGGATGTCGATGTCGGTGGACATCCAAATGGACTGGTTCGTATGGAAGGCGACGTCGTTGTCGGGGAGGTCGAAGCCGGCCATCTCAGTTATCGATCGCGTAGAGCGTGCTGGTGTCCGGGCGTTGCCCGGCGACGCCGGCAGCCCAAGTCTGCTGCCACCAGAAGCAATAGGCCGTCTGCGCGGCGAGGTTGGCGAGCATGATCGCCGCGCCCTGCGAGTTCGCGGCGAGCCACAACCAGCAGTTCTTGAAGGTCGGCCCGATGGTGCCCCGCGTCGTGCCGCCCGTGCCCTGCTTCAGCGTCACGGTCTGCGCGCCGGTCGCACTGACCTTCGCGGCGTAGAGCGCGGAGAAGGTCAGCAGCCCGAGCACCTCGACGGCACCGGTCAGGACGATGGCCTCGGTCTGCGGGTCGCCCGCAGCGTCGAGGCCGGTGACCGTGACGGTGCGGGTATCGGCGGCATCGCTGATGCAGGCAACGACGGCGTTGGCCCCGAAGGCGGTCATGTTGCCTTGCGTCGAGTCGTCATCGTCCCCGTCGTCGTAACCCAGGCCGATCTCATCGGTCACGCCAATCGCTGGCACGAGCCATGCGCCGGGTAGCGTGTAGGCGTCGGTGGCGTGGTTGTTGAAGATGCAGTACTTCTTGATGCGCGAGCCGCCCGCGATGCGCTCGGCGTCGGTAATGGCGGGCAGGAGGTTGTGCTTCGTGCTCGTGATGAGCACGCCGCTGTTGACGCCGCCCGCGCTCGTGTTCTCGGCCGTCTTCGTGAACTGGATGTCGGCGCTCGATGCGGTCATGGTGTCTCCGCGACAGGATCAGGGGCGATGAGGTTGGCCGTGCCGACGCTGAACAGCACGTCGGCCGCGGCGTCGGTGACGCTGCACCAGTAGCGCAACGTCGTCCCGCCGTCCGTCCAGCGCAGCTCCACGAGTCCCGCGGTGGAGTCGAGCTTCGCGACGACCGCCGCCCAGTCCGTGCGACGGGTGACCTCGGAGGCGTTCTTCATGTAGACGACGAGCGGGATCGTCTTCGCAGTCGGCGTCTCGCCGACGTAGGCCGGGAAACGCCCGGCCATCGCCACGAGCCGCGGTTCCTTCGGTGTCCCCGCGGTCAGGGCGTAGAGCGTGGCGCGGTCCACGTTGTATGTCGTGCCGATTAGCTCAAGCAATGAGCCGCGGCCCACTTGGACGGACGTGACGGCCATGGGTTATCCCATAATCCGGAGGCGCTGCGAGTAGGCGCAGATGTAAGGCCCGCCGTTCAGTTCCTGAAAGAACATCCGCACCAGCGTCACGCCGCAGGTCGGGCAATCCTTCGTGCCGTCGGGCTCAGGCATCGCAGCGACTTCCTCTTCGGACATCCACATGCCATGCGCGCGCTGGTGGATTTCCATTGCACCGATCGCCGTGTGGGCGGCAGCGAGCCTCTTCGGATCGACGGCCATCAGAGCCTCCCGCCGGGCATGAGGGCCGCCTGGCGAGCGAGATCACCACGGGCGGTCTGTGGACGAGCCGCCATGGGCTCCTGGGCCGTCAGGCGGGCGAGCTGGCCAGCGATGACGGGGAGCCATCGCGCCGCGGCGTCGCTGCCGGAGATCACACCTGCCGAGGTTGTCGGCACGCTGGGCAGGATCGTGCCCGAGACGTTCGGCACGAACAGCTCCGGGCGTTTCTCACCCACGATGATCGGACGGCCAGCGATGGCAGGACCGCCGTGCTGGCGGACCTCGAAGCCGCCCCCGACGCTGAGGTTTCCCCCGGAGGTGAAGCGGAGCGCCTTCCCGGCGGCGCGGCCCTTCGCTGCCAGTCGGTCGAGCAGCTCGAGGAGCGCCATGATCGCGGCCTTCTCGTCGTCTGTCGCGGTCAGGAGCTCCCTGCGGAGCGTGTCATTCAGTGTCGTGATCTGCGTCGCGCTGGCCTCGCCAGCACCGACCATGACGGCGACGAGTTCGAGACGGGCCTTCGCGAGTTCGACGATGCGCGCCTTGGCATCGGCGACCTGTTCCGCCGTGGACTTCTTCGAGGCGATGATGGCGCGCTGTTCCTCGACCTCCCGGAGGTTCTCGGCGAGCTCTGCCTTGCGGATGAGCGGATCGTAGATTGCATCCGCGGCACTACTGGCGACCCCGGCGAGACGGTTTGCGCCGGCCTCGAAGCTGGAGACAAGATCCTCCCACGAGACCTGAACGTCATCGGCCTTGTCCGCCACATCATCGAGACCGTCGGCAGTCTTCTCGAGGGCGGGGTACATGCGCCTGCGGAACGTATCGGCGGCATTGTCGGCCATCGCGTCGAGGGCATTGACTTCCGCCTGTGTCTTCCCGCCGCGTAGGATCAGATCATCGAGCGCGTCGCCTGTATCCCCGAGAGCTTCGAACATCCCGATCCAGCCCATGGACCCAGCCCGGACTGCCGTGGTGGTCGCATCGAGGTTATCGACGACCTTGACCTGCGCTTGCGTAAGCGCGAGCTGGGTTGGGAGCAGTTTCTCCCCGAGGATTGCCTGCTGGTCCCTCAACTGGGCGTTGGCAGTCCGTTGCGAGTTCGCGAGACCATCGGCCGTGCGGGCGAAGTCGCCCTGCGCGGTCGTCGTCTCCTCCATGATGAGCTGATAGCGGGCGAGGACTTTCGCCCCCTCGGTCAGTTCACCATGCGCTCCAGCCAAGCCCAATTCGGCGGCCTTCGCCTTGACCTTCGTTTCGGAAAGGAACACACCGACTGAGCGCAGGGGTTCGGCTTCTCCGGCCAAGCCGGAGCGGAGCTTTTCGAGGACCACCGTCGGGTCGAGATTATTGAATGAGGCCAGGTCGCCGGCAAGGGTGACAATGCCCTTGGACATATCCGCGGCCTTCTGCTGGCCGAGGTCGAGGCCCACAAACAGGTTCCCGAACGTCGCCGATGCCTCGATCGCCGCCTGCTTACTGATGCCCATGGACTTGGCGGCGGTATTACCGAAGTCCTCGACCGCCTCCGCGCTGCCGCCGAAGATGACCTTGGACTTGGAGAGTGTCTCGTTCATATCGGAGGCAGCGCCGATGCTGTCGCCGATGAAGTCGGCCGCCGCACTCGCGGCCATGCCCATGAGGTCGAGCCCCTTCGCCGTGATCGCCGCGCCAGCGCCGATGGCAAAGCCTTTCGCGCCCTGCTTCTGAAGGCGCTCGAACTTGTCGCGGAGCCTGTCAAGGTCCGATGATGCTTTCGCAGTGCCCGTGACCTGAGTGGCAACACGGACGACGTTTCCGGCCATTCAGTCCTCCGCCTTTCCGAGATCGAGGTCGAGGAACGCCATCAGGCGCAGGAGTTCAGCGTCTTCCGTGAGTAGCGTCGAGAGCGTGTAGCCGGAGTACGTCGTCAGAAGCATGTGGAGTAGCTCCGCGCGCTCCAGCTCCGCCGGCTTGTCTACTCCGACGGCGCGGTAGCGGAAGACGCGCGCGGCAAAGGGAGGGGCACGTCGCGGACCCCATCGAGCCATGCCTTCACCGCGGCGAGCAGCGGATGCGGGTCGAGTCCGGCCATAGCCTCCGGGCTCACGGGAACCTTGTGTGACCACGACTTCACGAACGGCGCCCACGCCGCGAAGAGTGCCGTGAAGCTGGCCCGCTCGCCCCAGTTCCCGGCCTCGTAGGCTTCACGCACGGTGAAGTAGGCGTCCAGCGAGACCGGGCTGATGATGGTCAGGATGTGGCCGGGGGAATCTTCGAACTCGATGCGTAACGTCTTCATGCCCACCTCGTGCCCACCGGAAAGGAACCCCGGCGCCGATGGGCGGGCGCCGGGGTCCTGTCATCACGACCAGACGGCACCCGTTCCGTCGCTCATCTCGAAGGGCACGCTCCACGCCAGCGAGCCATCCTGGCCGCGAGTCAGCGCATAGTCCGTGGTCACGGCACTGAACGTCGCCGTAGCGCCGGGGAAGGCGATGACGAACGTCTTGACGCCCGGTGTGTTGAGCGTCGCGTGACTCATGAGCGCGGTGGTATTGAAGGACCCAGTCAGGGTGCCCGACAGGTCCTTGAGCAGCGAGAGCCGCTCGACGCCGGTCTTGTCGACCCCGGTGACGTCTTGCGTCCCCGTGGGCGTGTTGAGCGTGATGCTCGTCACGTCGTTGCTGATGTTGTTGCCCGCCACGGTGACGGTTGAGGTGATACCGGAGACTTTGGCCACGTCGGCGTCCTTTCTGTCCTATGCGAAAACCCGCCGACCGGCGGGCTACTGGGACCGAGGGGGAAGAGGATTAGCTGGCGACGCAGGTCGCGTTGTACGCCGCGCCCGTGCCACTGGCGAGCCCCGCGGTGACCGCGCTGGCATAGCCCCACGTCGGCGGATCGACGAGGTAGCGCACGAAGACAACGGCGCAGACGAGGTTCGTGAAGGTGCCCGTCACGTTGACGCGGATGTAGCGGCGGACCGTCGCGGTGCTGACGCCCTGGACACGCTGCGAGGTGGCGCCCGTGACCGCCGTGAAGATCATGTTGGCGAGGTCGGCGAAGCCGGACCCGGCGCTCGCGCTGTCCTGCACGGCGACCGTCGCCGTGCCCGAGCCGATGCTGAAGACATGGAGATAGGCACCCGCGCCGAAGGCCGTCGAGGTTCCGCCATAGTCGTCGATGCTCGTGCCCGCAGCGGCCGACGCGAAGGTCTGCTTGCCCGTGGTGAGGAGCTGCCCCCATTCGAGCCCGTAGTTGTTGGCGAGCGCCTGCACCGTGACCGCCAGCGAGCCGTCCTGCCCGCGCGTCGGACTGTAGTCGATCTGCTTCCCACTGAGCGAGGCGGCGGCCACGCCGAGTGTCGTGCCGTTCGCATAGGTCACGATGCGGTCGGCGCTGGGCACTCCGGAGAGGGCAAGGTGCGCGGCGCCCGCCGCGGTATCCCACCAGGACGTGAAGCTGATCTCGCCATCGCGCAGACCGGCGACGCGCTCCATGCCGGTGTTGGTCAGGGACGGGACCTCCAGCATGGCGCGCCGGGACGCGATCGTCTGGACCGAGCCGACGTCGCCGGAAAGGTCGAACTCCGCGACGTAGAAGTTGGCACCGATGCCCGAGGTTTTGGCCATGGAAGACTCCTAGACCGTAATGTCGTCGACGAACGCCTGGTCAACCCAGACCGTGAAGGTGGCGGTGCGGCAGAGGACATTGGCGACGTTCTCCCAGGCCGCGACGGTATCGGTGATGCTGAGCCCGATGCTGTTCCCGTCGAGGTAAACGTCACCCCAGAGCGCCGCCTTACAGGCGCGCACCGCGCTACGGACCCAGACCTCAAGCGAGTCATCGAGCGACGTGGCGCGCACCGAGCCGGGGCGGTAGATGCGGACCAGCACGCCCTCCTCGATGTTCGTCTTGGTAAGGCTGTTCCCGCCCGTCTCGGACTCGCGATCCCCGACGTACCAGTAGCCGATGATTGGCGTGTTCACGGCATCCGGCTCGCCCTGGCGGATCTCCGAGATGGCCGGGGAGAGCGTTGCACCCGCCGTCACGAGATCGGCGTCGATGGCCGCGATGACACCGGCCCAGCTCATCTAGTTCAGGCCCTTCACGAGATCGGCGCGGAGGACGGCGCGCGAGCGGCGGATGGCCGAGGCGGTCCGCCGGAAGATGTGCCAGCGGCCCTCGATGCTCGAGGCCGCCGCGAGCGTGCGCTTGGACTCCGCGGCATCTTTGCCCGCGGTCGAGGAACTCACGACCATCGAGGCCATCCACGGCTTGCCAGCGACACTCTTGACGCGCCCGACGATGGCGTTCCGGCTATAGCCGGTGTACCGCGGCATCTGTCCCGCATGCGCACCGACCTCGGTCTTCACCTCGTCCTCGGCCTCGGCCGCAAGCGCCTCCATCATGTCGCGGACGTTGCCGCGCAGCGTCTTGCCGGGGTCACGGGTGAAGAACGGCCCTTCGAAACGGACGGTGAGGAGCTGCGCCATCACGCCACCCGTTGGGTGTACCAGTCGAGGACGTCGCGGTCGCGCTTGCTCAGCATCCGCTCGAAGGTCCGACTGCCGTCGATGTTGATCGTGAAGCTGTCGCCGCCCGAGCTGCCCCGCTCGCGGTGCAGGCCCGTGACGAGCGTCATGCCGATACCCGCCACGTCGGCCGGCGGCTCCGCCCAGCCGAAGTCACCGACCGCTTGCACCATCGAGTGCCCGCCCGTGAAGAAGCGCAGCGCGCCCGTCCACGTATTCAGCTCGATGCGCGTGGCGGGCCAGCCGTAGTCCCGTTCGTGGGGCAGAGGCCGGAGATAGTAATC